GCCCTCCCGGCGCTCCTGGCGGCGCTCCCATGGGCGGCATGCCTCCCATGGCCCGCAAGTTTGGCGGTCGTACCAGCCACGGCGTCCACCGCACCTACAAGGACATGGATGCCGGTTCCGGCAGCGGCCTGGGCCGACTGGAAAAGACCGAAATCCAGAAGCACAAGAAATGATCTGACTGATAGGGCGGCTGGGATAACCCCAGCCGCCGAACCTTTACCGAAGCACCCGACCGATTATGGATTATAACAATTTGTTTGAGGCCGAGCTTAAGAAGCTCGTCAGCGCCGAGATCGAGCGTCTGAAAGATAACCTCGCAAATGGAGCCAGCGTCGTTGATTACGCCGACTATAAGAACCAAGTCGGTAAAATCACAGGCCTTCGCATGACGATTGATCTTTGCGAAGAAGTCGAAACCATCTTAGCCAAGCGATAGGAGACTAAATCACTATGCCACACATGGTCATGGCCCATGACATCGACCCCAAGCAGGCCCTGCGGGATGAGCTTGGCGACATCAGCGACGTGGAAATCTTCCACAACCAGATATTGTGCGCCGTCTACATCAGGCCCACGCGGACCAAGAGTGGCATCTTCCTGACAGACTCGACTGTCGATGAGGACCGGTACCAGTCCAAGGTCGGCCTGATCATCAAGGCGGGCCCAGACGCCTTTGTCGATGATACCAACCAGTGGTTCAGAGGCACCACCATCGCCATCGACGATTGGATCGTCTTCCGGCCTTCGGATGGCTGGAGCGTCACCGTCAACAACGTACTCTGCCGCATTTTGAACGACACGAACGTCCGTGGCCGCATTCAGCAGCCTGATCAGGTTTGGTAGGGAGAAGCATCATGGCAGACAAAGACGACCAAATCGACATTGACCTCGACCTCGACGAGCCGGTAGCCAAGGTCGGTGACGACGACATCAAGGTCGAAAAGGCCGAGGAGGCCCCCAAAAGGGGCCGAGAAATCGAGCCGGAAGAGGGTCTAGAGGTTCTCAAGAGCAAGCTGGAGCAGGAGCGCCAGGGCCGCATCGACGCCGAAAGGCGTGCCGCCGAGGCTGGCGCTACAGCCCACCGGGCACGCAGCGAGGTGCAGGACAGCAATATCCACCTCGTCTCAAGCGCCATCGAAAATGGCCGCCAGATCGCCGAGACCCTCAAGGCCGGGTACCGGGACGCGATGGCCAACGGCGACTACGACGCGGTTGCTGAAATCCAAAGCGCCATGGTCGATAACTCCAACAAGCTGCTGCAGCTTGAGCAGGGCAAGATCGCCCTAGAGAATCAGACCCTGGAGCCTGCGCCGCAGCCATACCGGCACGCCGATCCTGTCGAGGAGTTCACCTCGCAGCTTTCGTACAGGTCGGCTCAGTGGGTCCGCAGCCACCCCGAGTTCGTCACCGACCAGCGCCTCAATAACAAGATGATCGCGGCCCACAATCTGGTCGTGTCTGACGGCATTGAGCCTGACACGGACGACTACTTCGATGCCATCGAAGACGCCCTCAAGATCGGACGCCGGGATGAGCCTGAAGTACGTCAACCACAGCGGCGGGCGTCCCCGGCCTCCGCGCCGGTATCCCGCAGCGGCACTGGCACAAGCGTCAGGCCGAACGTTGTCCGCCTGACCGCCGCCGAGCGGGAGATGGCCAGCATGATGGGCCAGACTGACAAAGAATACGCCCTCAACAAAATCGCCCTCCAAAAAGAAGGCAAGATGAATTAGGAGCCATGACCATGACCATTGAAGAAAAGCGCGTGCGGCCCCGCATCAACCCCTTCGCTGAAGCCGCCAAGCAGATCGAAGAGGACGCCGCCCAGGAGGCTCTCCAGGCTACCGAGGAGCCCCCGGTAGAAGATGCCCGCCCTGACCCGGAGGAAAGCCCCCACGCCGAAGTCCGGGCCTCTATGCGGCCCACCATGCGGGAAGAAGACCCCCGCACTCGGGCTGCCCGCCGCGCCGCTGAAATCCGCGACCGTGTCGGCACCATGGATGAGGGTTCTGACGACTTCTACATCGACCAGTCGGCCATCCCCCCAGGGTGGTCCTACGAGTGGAAGCGCAAGACCGTCATGGGCATGGAAGACCCCGCCTATCAGGTCCAACTCAGCCGCATGGGCTGGGAGCCGGTGCCAGCCCAGCGGCACCCTGCCTACATGCCCGGTGGCCACAACTACAACACCATCGAGCGTAAGGGTATGATCCTGATGGAGCGACCCCTGGAACTGACCGAAGAGGCCCGCGACGTCGAGGTGAAGCGCGCCCGCAATCAGGTCAGGCAGAAGGAGGCGCAACTCAATTCCGCGCCTGAAGGTCAGTTTGGCCGGGACCACAAAGAAGTGCAGGCCAAGATCGGCAAGTCCTATGAGGCCATCCCGATCCCACGTGACTAAACGACCTGTACCATTGAGACAGAAGGGCGGCCCCAGGGTCGCCTTTTTTGTTTCCGTTGACTTTTATTCCGGTTCGGCCTTATTTTAAGGCTCCCCGCCCCCAGCGTGGCGGGTTGAGCATTTTTCCGGTCTTGAATCGCCCCGGCGCGCGATGATGGCCTCCTTGAAAAGGAGAACCCGTCATGGCGAATACCAGCGCGCCTTTCGGTTTTCGGCAAGCAAGTGGCACGGGCTCTGCGCCCACCTATGAACAGGTTTCCACTTTCTGTGCCTATAACACTGCGGCCATGTACTTCGGCGACCCCGTATACCGTGATGGTACCGGCGGCGGCGTGTACCCCACCACCCCCGGCGTTCTCGCTCTTGCGGGCGTGTTTGCGGGTTGTAAGTACCTTTCGGTAAGCCAGAAGCGCACCGTGTGGTCGAACTTCTGGGGCGCGGCTGACGTCGCCTCCGGCAACATCGTCACCTGCTACGTCATCAACGACCCGAACGCCAAGTTCCTGGCTCAGGTCGGCGGCTCAACTTCGGTTGGCCTTGTTGCCGCTGACATCGGTACGAACGTCCAAATCGCCTACGGCACGCCTAGCACGGCCAGCGGCATCTCGGGCGCTTACATCGACATCACCGTCACCCCGACCACCACCGCCACCCTGCCCTTCCGGGTCGTCAGCCTTGTGACTGACCCTCCGGGCGCGAACGGCACCGCTGCTGGTGCGTACAATCTGGCCATCGTCGCTTTCAACAATGTTGAAACCAAGACGCTGACCGGCGTTTAATTGAGGAGCAGGACCAATGGCTGTTAACCTTTCAGCAATTAAAGACCTTCTGCTCCCCGGTCTCCGTGGGGTTGAAGGCAAGTACGAGATGATCCCGTCTCAGTACGACAAAATCTTCACCAAGCACGACTCCAAGCTGGCCCTCGAGCGTACCGCCGAAATGCGCTACCTCGGTCTGGCCCAGCTTAAGACGGAAGGCGCTCAAACGTCTTTCGACAACAATGCTGGTGAGCGTTACGTCTACAACCAAGAGCACAACGAAATCGCCCTCGGCTACGCGATCACTCGCAAGGCCATCGACGACAACCTGTACAAGACGCAGTTCCACCCGTCGAACCTCGGCCTGATCGAGTCCTTCCAGCAAACGAAGGAAATCTACGGTTCGAACCTGCTGAACACGGCGACGACTTACAATTCCTCCATCGGCGGTGACGGCGTGGCGCTTTGCTCCACCAGCCACCCGATTGATGGCGGCACTGTCAGCAATCGCCCGACCACGGACGTTGACCTGAACGAATCCACCCTGCTGAACGCGATGATCTCGATCCGCACGAACTTTAAGGACCAAGCCGGTCTTAAGGTGTTCGCTCGCGGTCGTAAGTTGGTCGTGCCTCCGCAACTGGAGCCGGTCGCTATTCGTCTGACGAAGACTGAGCTTCGCCCTGGCTCGGCAGACAACGACGTCAATGCAATCATCAGCACCGCCGGTGGCCTGCCTGAGGGTTACATGGTCAATGACTACCTGACCTCTGCCTTCGCGTGGTTCCTCCTGACGAACATTGACGGGCTCTCCTATATGGAGCGCGTTAAGTTCGAGTCCGACATGCAGGTCGACTTCGTAACGGACAATCTGCTGGTCAAGGGCTACGAGCGTTACAGCTTCGGCTACTACAACTGGCGTTCGATCTACGGATCGTTCCCGACTTCTTAACCGGCAGGCCCTCCTCTTAACCGGGGAGGGCCCCATCCCACAGGAGAACCCACATGGGTACTACAGTCTTCACGGGGCCGGTTCTGGCGGGCAACGTACTTGCAAGCGACGGCACGGGAAACCTTGCCGGTGCGGGTGGGTCCAGCGGTACGCAGAACGTCGGCTTTACGGCCATGGTACAGGTTGCGCCTATCACGCAATCCACCACCGCCGCCGCCACCACTATCGTGATCCCGGCCAACAGCTTGATCACGGACATCTACCTGAACATCACGACAAGCTGGGGCTCCAGCGGCACCCTGAGCATTGGCACGTCCACGACGTCCACTGAACTGGCCGCCGCCCTTGCCAACGCCAGCCTTGTGCAGGGGCAATATACCGTCCCCGTCACCAGCCTGATCGCGGCCTGGAACAACACCAGCGCCACCCAGGATGTTCAAATCTACGTCAAATCCAGTGCAGGCACCGCCGGTGTTGCTCAGTTGATCGTCTGCTACGTGCAGGGCATCAACGGCTTCACCAACGGCACCTACACCTAACCCGGAGAGGCTCTCATGAAAAACCGTAAAGGCCGCAGCACCGGGGGTACCAACGAAGCCTCCGCCGATCTCGGCAAGAAGAACGCCCGCTTTACCTTCCAAAGCAAGGTCAATGACGAAGCCGAGGAGCGCAAGTCCGGCGGTCGCGCCAAAAAGGATTGCGGCAAGCCTGACGGCGACAAGGGCATGGGCAACGCTGGCCGCAAGCCGCGCAAGGCCGGTGGCCGGGCGACGTCTGACGCTAACCCGTTCACCTCGGCTCGGCACGGCACTCCCGCTCCTGGCCGCAAGGTCGAAGGCGGAATGGACTAGGCGAAAGCCAAATGGACTGATGAAGCGGGGGCCTTGGTGCCCCCGTTTTACCATCGGAGAGCGATATGTCTGGAGCTTGGACGCGCAAAGAAGGTCAGTCACCCTCAGGCGGCCTGAATGAAAAAGGCCGGGATTCCCTCCGGGCTGAGGGCCACAACATCAAGCGGCCTGTCACATCTGAGGAAGCCGATCACAGCCCGGACGCCGCCCAGAGGCGGGAGAACTTTCGGACCCGGATGTGCGGCATGAAAGAAAAACTCACGTCTTCCAAGACGGCCCACGACCCGAATAGCCGCATCAACTTGGCCCTTAAACGCTGGGACGTTAAGTGCTAAAATAGAAACACGACGGGCGACCCGTCAGGATAAGGATTAACCCATGCGCCCAGTTGTCGTCTCCGTTGGTCCCCTCGCCAGCCCCTCAGCCAACAACATCGCCCTGTCTCAGACGCCCGCCGCCGCTGGCGCTCTGACGCTCAACGGCAGCCTTGTCAGTGGCGGTGTCGCCACCCTCGACACGGCCCGCCGCGTCCTTTTCACCACCGCCTCCAACGAGTCAGCCAAGACCATCACGGTGACTGGCACCAACTGGCAGGGGAATACCGTCAGCGAGACCCTCACAGGCCCCAACGCGACGACCGGCTACACCGTTCTGGACTACGCCACCGTGACCTCGATTACGGTCTCCGCCGCCTTCACAGGCGCGGTAACTGTCGGCACGAATGCCGTGGCCTCTTCCGGCTGGGTGCGCCTGGACTCGTGGGCCCCCAATTTCACCAGCGTCATCTGCACCATCACCGGCAGCCCGAATTACACCGTCCAGGGCTCGGCTGACGACCCCAACTCCGCCTTCACCCCCGTGGCCCCCGCGTCAATGGTGTGGGTCTCCTGCCCCGACACGACGCTTGTGGCGGCCACGACCAGCATCAACGGCGGCTACACCTATTCGCCCATTTGGGTTCGCGTCCTGCTGAACAGCGGCACCGCCGCCGGTGTGACGGCTACCTTCACGCAATTTAGCAATGGGCCCCGGTAGTCCAGCAAGGATGCAGCATGTCACTCAGCGGGACTTACGACTACAATCCATCGCTTGGCGAAATAACCCTCTACGCTTTTAACCTCTGCGGCATCCGCAATACGGAACTGCTGCAGGAGCACATGGAGTCCGCCCGCATGGCGGCCAACATGATGCTTGGCCGGTGGAGCAGCCAGGGCGTCAACCTGTGGACCGTTGACCTTCAGTCGATCCCCCTGGTGCAGGGCACGGCGACCTACGCCGTACCCACGAACACGGTCGTGATGCTGGACGCCTACATCACTACGACCAGCGGCGGCATGACCACCGACCGCCTGATCCTGCCCATCAGCCGCACCGAGTACGCCAGCTACCCGAACATCACTCAACAGGGCTTCCCCACGACCTTCTGGTTCGACCGCCTGCTGTCGCCCACCGTGACGCTGTGGCCGGTCCCCACGGGCAACGAGACGGCGTTCAAATACTACCGCATGCGGCAAATCCAAGACGCCAACCTAAAGGACGGCCAGAACATCGAACTGCCGTATTATTTCCTCGAGGCTGCCGCCTACGGCATGGCGCAGCGTCTGGCGATGATCTGGGCTCCCGACAAGGTCGCCATGCTGAAGCCCATGGCTGACGAGGCGTATGAAATTGCCGCGACCCAAAACATCGAGACGTCGGCCTTCTACATCTCCCCCACCATCTCGGGGTACTTCACGGCATGAGTTACGCTTCCCAATCCGGCAGGGCGAAAACTAGCGCCTCAAACCCCCAGGCTCACGCGATCTGTGACCGCTGCGGGTTCCGGTACAACTTTGTCAATCTGCACTGGCAGTTCGACTGGCGGGGGGCCGCGCTTCAGAATACGCGCATCCTTGTGTGCAACGACTGCACCGACACGCCCCAGCAGCAACTGCGGGCGATTGTGGTGCCTGCCGACCCCACGCCTATCGTCAACGCCCGCGTTCAGGACTTCGAGATTACCGAGACCAACTTCCAGACCATCACCCAGGCCCCCGTCACCGACACCGTGACTGGCATCCCCATCCCCGGCACGACTACCCTCCTCACCCAGGACGGCAAGAACCTTCTCACGCAGCCGGTTGGGCCTCCTACAGGCCTGACGCAGTCTGCCGTGATGCCGCTGAACCAGGGCATCAAGTATGGCGTGTTTCTGCCGGTCACCTCGGTGACGTCTGCCGGAACCGACCAGATCACCGTGACCTGCTCGGCCCCGCACGGCCTCGTCACGAACGGCCAGATTTCTGTCGAGGGCTTGAAGAACACAGGCGCGGACGGCTTTTACAGCGTGACCGTGACCACCGCGACAGCCTTCACTTACCAGACAAACAGGGTGCTACCCGCTGGCTCGCTTTTGACCGCCACAACGAATATGATTACAGTCCTCGTTGGCCTCCCCTATGGGTTCGATCAGATTCCCCAGACTGGAATTTAAACCATGTCGAACACGACCATACCGCAGCTACCAGTGGCCGTCGCCCTCACCGGCACCGAGCAGCTTGAGGCCGTCCAGGCTGGTGTTTCCGTCCGCATGACGACCGCCCAAATGGCGGGCCTCAACCCTGGCCCTACTGGCCCGACCGGAGGCAAGGGGCCGACCGGCCCAACCGGCCCCAGCGGCACGGGTCCGACAGGCGCTACAGGCCCAACCGGCCCCATGGGCCCCACAGGCCCCATCGGTAATGTCGGCGCTGTTGGCCCGACTGGGCCGACTGGAGCCACCGGCGCGATGGGTATCCAAGGCTTCACCGGCCCAACCGGCCCAACAGGGCCTACAGGAGCCACCGGCGCAGCCTCTACCGTCACCGGCCCCACGGGCGCTCTTGGCCCGACTGGGCCCACAGGCGCTACGGGCGCTGCTTCTACAGTCACAGGCCCCACCGGCCCTACAGGCCCCACAGGCTCCACGGGCGCGGCTTCTACCGTCACTGGGCCGACAGGGGCCCTGGGTCCGACCGGGCCTACAGGCCCAACAGGCTCCACTGGCGCAGCCTCTACAGTCACCGGCCCCACAGGGCCTACAGGCCCAACAGGCTCCACTGGGGCGGCCTCTACAGTCACCGGCCCCACTGGGCCGTCCGTCACCGGCCCCACAGGGCCTACGGGTGCGACTGGTGCCGCCTCTACAGTCACCGGCCCCACAGGGCCTACGGGCGCTACAGGTGCAGCTTCTACCGTCACTGGCCCCACAGGGCCTACAGGTGCGACTGGTGCCGCCTCTACTGTTACTGGCCCCACCGGCCCCACAGG